AGATACCGTTGACAACTTGAATGTTACCTGTGGCAGTTAATGAACCAATGTTGCCAGAATATGTTGGCAAGTATGAGGCCACGTTTGAGTTGCCATACGTTGCTGGCAACCCTGTCAGTTGTGAACCATTGCCCAGGAAATATGAACCTGTGATATTGCCTGACGCACTTACTGTGGTAGCTGTGATTGCTGTGTTACCTGACGCTCCGGCCAATACAGTTTGACCGCCCGCTGGGTTTGTCATCACAATAGCAGTGGCGTTGGCGCTGATGGTAGCATTGCCTAAATAAATTGTGCTGTTACTGAGATAGAGATCTTTGAATCGTTGTGATGTAGTGCCTAGATCATAAGTTATATTGGCTGCAGGTACAATGTTAGCAGCCACAGTAATGTTGTTAGATGCTATCACTGCCACGTTGGCAGAGCCACCTACACCAATGGTTATATTACCACCACTGGTACCAATGGTAACATTAGATGTTCCGTTGTTGATGTTGGATGATGTGGTTGACACACCAGTCAACAGCGCACCGTTACCAAGAATATAGGTACCTTGAACATTACCTACTGCTGTGACGTTACCTACTCCAACAATGTCGCTACTGGGCAGTGATAAATTATCGCCAGCAGCCAATTCTTGTATCTGGCCCGAGCCTGAATTTATAATTAACGGAATTCTATTTGCCATTATTTTTTTCCAATATCTATATTTATGTGGTAAACACTGTTATGTTTCCACTGCTCCTGGTACCCACAAGAAAACTGTTGTTGCTGGCCAAGGCCACGGTGACCGGCGTGGTTCGTGTGCCTACTACCAATGTACGAGTAAACACAGTGTTACCAATAAAAATATTACCTGTGGCCTGAAGATTACCGCCTGTCACATTACCTACTGCGGTCAGGCCAGAAGATGAGACCACAACCACATTTGATATACCGCCAATGGACATGTTAGCATTGCCGCCTGAAGACCCAATGGTTATGTTGCTGGTTCCGTTGAAAATTGTGTTGGTATTGGTCTGAATACCTGTCAGCAGTGATCCATCACCCAGGTAATAATTGCCTGCAGATACTGAAACGTTGCCTGTAACTGATACTCCATTAGCTAAAAACTTGGCCACATTGGCAGTACCATTTACACTGACTGTGACTGGGCCGTTGATGTCAGCAATTCGTACATTGCTGTTGGCATTGAGAATTTGACTGCCAGCACTGACTGTGATTCCTGTTAGTCCTGCACCGTTGCCTTGAAAATAGGCTGCATGTACTGTATCGTATCTGAAGTTGGCATGTCCAAGATCAAACACTGCATCTACAGAAGGACGCACACTACTATTGGTTACAACATTGCCAATTCCGTTGCCTTGCAGAATTAAATTGCCGTTGGTGCCATTGATTGAGATGGTATTGTTGGCTATGACAACATTGCTGCCAACTGGGCCCGCAGTATAAACTTCCGTAAAATTGTCATTTACAGCTTCAAAAGCGGTGCGTAAAGCTTCACCAGTGCCATCGTTGGCTTCAATACCAACGTTGATGATCTGTTGTGTCATAGGTAATCCGGTCCTCTGGAGTATTTACCAAAAGAACAGGATTACGCTTTAGCCGATTCGAGTGTAGGAGAGGTAGGATCCTGACGGCACTACCACGTTTGCCGCACTGGTTTGGGCTTGTATTGCCACGTTTGCATTGCCTGCACTGTAGATTATGCCAGTAACTCTTACAGTTCTAGATGTAGTTCCTGTCATGGCTTGTGTAGTGCCTGTGGTGCCCGACGTAGTGGATGTTGCCATTGCAAAACCAGCCACAGGAGTGGTCTGTGTTTCTACTGTGTAACTGCAGGTTCCTGCGTCAAAATAAGTGCTGAATGCTGTGGTTGTTCCTGCTGTGGGCACTACTGGCATGTAGGCTTCAAATTTGTAGCTGGATCCTGCCAAAGCAAAGAATCCTAGCGAGCCAACGTTGGCCATAGACGCAGAACTTATGTTGGCTGCTACACTTTGCCACACAACGTTTTCTACACCAATACCTGTACCAAACATATTGCCAGTAACGTTAGCATTGCCCAAGATAGCTGTGGCTGCCAACACTGAGCCTGTGGCACTGAGATTGCCTTGAGTCTCAAAACCGCCACCAGAATATATATTACCTGTGGCGCTTACCAAGGCATCACTGTTGATGTTGCCCCCACGAATGTTGCCTGTGGCTGAAATACCGCTGGCACTACCGCTGATTACTCCCACGCTAATGATGTTGCCGCCAGTGACGTTGCCAGTGATTGTGGCATATCCTGAGGCTATCACATTGGCTCCAGACACTAGATTACCAGTGGCTGTTACTCTACCTGGTGTGATTATGTTTCCACCTGTGATGTTGCCAATTACTTCTGTTGTGCCTGAAACGTAACTGTTTCCAGTCACAGCAAATGTGTGTAATGGTGCCACGTTAGCTATGCCAACGTTGCCAGTGGCTCCTAACACAGCAATTCTAGTGGTTGAATTGGTTTGTAGTAGGATATTGGCATTACCGTTAGTATCACTGTAGACTGCTCGTAGTGCAGCAGTTGTTCTTGCACCAAGACCGGTTGAATCGGCTGTGACCCATTCAACAGAACCAATATTTGCACCCAGCGTTGTGACCGCGGTGTTGGCATCTGTGAATCTAATAACTTGTGCTGTTGTGGCTCCAGATGTTTGTGTTAAAACAATATTACCAGTTGCAATTGTCAAATTGCCACCGTTGACATTGCCAGTTGCCGACACAATGCCAGCAGTGTTGATATTAGCACCTGTTATGTTACCAGTTGCACTGGCATACCCAGTTGTAATTGTTCCTGCGCTGTTGGCTACCAAAACGTTGCTTGTACCACTAACAGTGATATTGGCATTTCCACTGGCAGTTTGAATTTCAATAGATGTTGTGCCGTTAAATATCTTGTCACCCGAAATGTTGCCAGTCAAACTAGCATTACCCGAAACACTAAGGTCGCCAGTGATGATTACATTGGCTACTCCTGTGGTATTTTGAAATGTGACCGAGTTGGCCGCGCCAATACTTTCAATAATAAGATTACCAGCAACACGCTTATAGATAGCCATTTAGAGTTCCTTTGTGTTATTTATACGGTTTTGAAAGTCTGGCATGGGCATGTGCATCATATTTGCTATGGCTTTTAAATCTTGTATTTCGGCAGTTGTATCACCTACCACGCGGAAAAAACTTACCTTGGGAAAATCCTTGGCCACTTGTCGTATTTGTCTGACCCAGTTGCCGGTAAATGTGGGATTGGCTGAGCTTTTTTTGTAAAATTCTGTGTCAGCATAGATGTTGTTGAATCTGCCTGTGCGATTTGGTCCCATGTCAAACCCTATCAAATAGATTGCTCTTGCACCATCCAGTGCTGCTTGCCCCACTGCTGCTGGACCAGAACTATATCCAAAATATTGTTGAGCCATACGTATTGCACCTGTACCTGGCAAAGGTTTACGAGTGTAATGAGTATGAGTCAGGCTGTAACCTTCGTGCTGAATACGTTCACTTATAGGCGAATCTGTGCTGATTAGCACATCAGGTTCAAACTCTCGATAGATAGCATTACAGCCGTACACACGTCCAAGCGTTTTTAGCAATTTCAAATCAATCAGTTGACGGCTTATGCCGTTACCTAACACAAAAGCTGGGCCCATAAAAAATCCTCCCAGTATGTAGCTGGGAGGACGTGGTCACTTGATAAATTAAGAAGTAACGTTCTGTACCAGTGCCACGTTGATAGTGGTTTGTGCAGTACCAGACTTGATAACTGTGCCTTCGTCAGTGAAGAAGTTGGCCACTTGACGTGTGTCAGCAACTACTTCTTCAGCAGTGTATCCACTACCACCTTCCCAGCCCAACAAGAACTTGTTAGACAACTTGGAAATAAACACTTCAGATGAAGTGTCATCAATGTAGCTGATGCTCATCAAACCTACTGTTGGTGTTGCAGAATTTGTCAAAACACAAACGCCCACTGAATTAGCAGTACCAGATCCTGCACCCCCAACTGAGGTGGCTGTGAACACTGTGCCTACACCATAATTACCAGGTGCACCAGCGGCAGTCCAATTGGTAGTGCCTACAGAAGTGATTTGATAGGCTTGGCCTACCACAAATGAGCCATCATTGACTCCAGTGACATCGCCTACTAGGTACTTGTGAGAACCTTTTTGGCGGATGATATAGCCTTGGGCTACACCAATTCCTGTGCCCGAAGGGTTAGCAATGTTAACAGTAACGTCAACACGTGGATTGGTTGCCGAAGGGGTATCAGTTGGACCTGCGCCTCCGACAACACCAAGATATTGAGTGCCGTTTAGAGTTTGAACAGGGCTGTTGAAAACAGGGTTTGTTAAACTATTGAAGTTAGGATAGCCAAGATCCACACCCACAGCTGCGCCGCCGTTGCCTGATCCAGTTGATGATTTTTGAATTTTAAGAGGACGTCCCATTTTTGTTTCTCCTTAAAGAAGTCCGATGCGAGTTCTAGTCGCTACGCGGCGGGTTAAACCGCATAAAACACCTTATTGTGTTGACAAGTATTTATGGAAAATGTAAAATAGTGTTCGCCAGGAGCGTAAATACCCCTATGAACACTACTGAGTTAATTGACGCTGGTAACCAGCACAGAGCCGAAGGACACCCTGAACAGGCATTACAATGTTATGCCATGGCATTTGTACAAGACCCTGATTCGGCGGCGGCATTCAACAACTACGGCAATGTCATGCGTGAATGCGGTCACCCAAAACGTGCCATACCATTTCTTCAACATGCCACATTGTTGGAACCAAACAATGTGACTGCACACTTTAATCTGGCTGTGAGTTATTTGTTGAGCGGTGACTATCAGCGTGGTTGGCCTGCCTATGAGTCACGCTGGAACTACGAACATTTGGTAGGGACAGAACCCAAATTAAGTCAACCACGTTGGCGTGGAGAAGATCTTAAAGACAAAACTATTCTTGTGGTAGGCGAGCAAGGTCACGGTGACTGTATTCAGTTTGTGAGATTTGTTTACAATCTACACCTGATGGGTGCCCGGGTCAAACTGCAAGTCACAGACGGATTGATTCCATTGTTGAACACCAGTGACATTATAGAACAAGTTGCTGGCTATGGCGATGACATGGGCGACTTTGATTACTGGGTTCCTATCATGAGCATTCCAGGCATGCTTGGTGTCACAATAGACAACTTGCCCCGGATACAAAGTTACATGAACGCCAATCCTGTGTTGATGAAGCAGTGGCAAGATCGGCTAGGACCCAAATACAAAATGCGTGTGGGAATTTCCTGGAGCGGTCGCAGAGACTCCTGGCTCAATCAACACAAAAGTGTACCATTTGATCAAGTGCTGGTCATGATTCAACATCATCCTGAATATGAGTGGGTTAGTTTGCAAGTTGATGCCACTCCCGACGAAGAACAGGCCTTGGTTGACGCTGGACTTAGACTCTGGCCAGGATCAATCAGCAGTTTTGCTGACACCGCCGCACTGATGATGCACTTGGATGTGATTGTAAGTGTAGATACTGCTATCACTCACCTAGCTGGTGCTTTGGGACGTCCGGTATGGGTCATGCTCAATGCATTTGCCACAGACTGGCGGTGGTTATTGGATAGAGACAGTTCACCATGGTACTCCACTGCCAGACTGTTTAGACAACCAAAAATAGGTGACTGGGCAAGTGTTACTAAAAAAATTGAGCAATATCTTTCTTGGTACAAAGTTTAATTTAAATCTCCCCAGGTATTAGATATTCCGTTATAACCACGGAACTTACCTGTGGTGGTGTTGTAGTACATAAGTCCAGCCACACCTGGTGGATCAGTTGATAGCCCAGTTAACAATACCGTGGATGTTGATGTTGTGTTAACTGCTGTAATATTGCCTGCATTAACAATATTGTTATTGCTCAAATTGAGATTGTCTCCAGACGGAATTTCTTCAATTTTACTACTAGTAGAATTAATAATTAGTGGAAATCTATCAGCCATGCTATACTTATCTGCACAAAGGAAAAGCCCCTTGCGGGGCTTTTCTTCCTTCCCATCCCTGGGTTGAATTCTCTGATTAGGAGAATGAAAGGTTAGACACAGCGATCTCGCCAACATAGTCACCAGCATTGCCGAAAGACGATGCAGTGTTTGTCAACTCGATGTAACCATAACGTGTCATGAATGACACGACTGGTTCGAATGTGCTTGGATCCAACACAACGCCTGAAGACATCAATGGGATGTATGGGCAGTAGAATGCTGGAGCGTCTGCTTCTGAAGAACCCTTGTAACCAACCAACACAGGTGTTGTGTCGCTTGCATAAGAGTCAACGAACACACGCATTGCGCCGTTCAATGTACCAACAAACTTGGTGTTTGTAGGTGCTTCAAATGTACCTTCTGTAGTACGTGCAAATGCGCTGGTTGTAGCAGATTGCAATACTGTCAAGGCAGCTGAACTAACAACCGCGTAGTTACCAGCGCCACGACGAGTACGTTGGGCGATCAAGTTAGCAACACGATTGATCAACACAGCCAATGCGGCGTGTTCGTCACCAACGAATGTAGCAGTACCAGAAACGGTAGCTTGGTTGTATGTGAACTCAGTTGCAGCCAATGAACGTAGACTCAATAGAATCTCTTGGTCAATTTCAGCTGTAATTTCTTGAGCAAGTGCGGCCATGATTTCTGCCTCAACGTCAATACCATGCATGGCTTGTGCGTCTTGTGCAGATTCAAATGTCCAACGTGCTTGCAACTTGCGTGTGCGAGCTTCAACAGCTTGCTTCAAGATTTGCACAGAAATTTGCTTACCGCCAGTACCTTCCATAGTAGCTGTAGCACCGCCTGTGTAGTTGGTAGCTGTAGCTGTTGCTGTTGGTACTGTAGAGTATGCTGTAGCAATTGTGAATGGTGACAATGCTTCTTGACCAGCTGTTACAGAAGTAGCGGCTGCAGAAGTGTCTGTCAAGCTCTGTGCGTAGCGTACACGCAGAGTGTGGATTTGACCCACTGGACCAGTCATTGGTTGTACACCAACCAACTCGTTAGCAATAACAGTTGGCATTACACGACGGATAACTGGAAGAATCACACGGTTTAATGTTGCGATGTTACCAGCGGCTGTTGAAC